TAGAATCTGACTACGATGTAGTTCTTGATAATGAAGATTTACTTATAATGTCTCCACATACTCACGAAGCATCTCGAAAACTAGGACTAACTCATTTTGCATTTAGAGACTGTGGAGAAGTAAAAGACTCGCAATGGTGTACAACATATAAAGCACCGGACCACTTTAATGATTATTACTACAAACAGAATGTAACATTGTACTATATAAAGGTAAGATCTCAACAACTAATAGAAAAACTAAAAAAATCATTCCCAGAAAATTGGCAAAACTTAATCGTTACAGCTTTAGTACTACTACCTAATGGTAAACTGGATGGGTATGACGGTTTAGATCAGCAAATTCTTTCAAAGGATAGAACTAGATTTATGAATTTAATAAGAATTTCGTAATGATAAAACTAAATGAGGTATTTAAAGAAAAAGTACTAACTGCAAGACGTACAGGAGAGGAACGCCAGAGAAATTTTATAATTATCACTCAAAGACAAGTACAGAACTACATAAAGCAAGGAGGAAAAGGGGATCTAGATCTAAGAGACACCCCAGTGACTTTCCTACCAGATAATTTAAAAGTAGGTGGAAACCTTAATTTAGCTAAAACTTCAATCAAATCACTACCAGATAATTTAGTAGTAGAAGGAGACCTTGATTTAACTAAAACTCCAATTACATCACTGCCAAATAATTTAAAAGTAGGAGGAACGTTAGACCTATCAAATACTACTATAAATTCGTTACCGGATAGTTTGGAAGTAGGGTTACATTTAAACCTACAAGACACACATATCAGTCAAATACCAAGAAATCTAAAGATAAAAGGAACCCTAATCTTAGCAGGTACCCCAATTAAATCACTACCAGATAACTTAACAGTAGGAAATAACCTAGAACTAGGTAGGAGTGGTATAACTTCTTTACCAAATAACTTAGAGGTAAAAGGACTTATGTCTATAGAAGATACTTCAATTTCTTCCCTTCCTGCTACGTTAAAGGTAGGATCAAACTTACTAGCACAATACACTCCTTTAGCTAAAAAGTATACAGCAGAGGAACTATATAAAATAGCACCAGGAGTACAGGGTAAAATTTACGTATAGAGAGTGCTATATTTTAATAAAAGAAAGGCTTGTTTATTCAAGTCTTTTTTCGTATATTAAGTTATTAATTAGTTATGCAATCCAATGAGTAGTTTAATACTATTAGGTTTTATCGAGAACGTCTTAGGAAAATCCCACAAGAGAGCTAGGGAGAACTATGCTTTTACCTGTCCTAAATGTAACCACCATAAACCTAAATTGGAGATTAACTTCCATACCAATGAAAAAGGAGAAAATCCTTTTGAGTGTTGGGTATGTGGATTCAAAGGAAGAACTATTAAGTCCCTACTTAAGCAACTACAAGTTCCTTCTGCACAAGCTCACGAAATACTCAAATACATAGGTAAAGGAGAAGAGAGATTCTATGCACCTGTAAAAGCAGTTGAATTACCTCAAGAATTTCAAGCAGTTTATACTGCTTCTACTACAAGTATTATTGCAAACAAAGTAAGAAAATACCTATATAATAGAGGATTTACAGATAAAGACTTCTTAAAGTACAATATAGGATACTGTACAACAGGAGAATATGAAGGACGTATTATAGTACCATCATATGATGAGAATAACCAATTGAACTTCTTTGTAGCAAGGACCTTTGAAGATGCTTACCATAAGTATAGAAATCCTGAAGCATCAAAAGACATTATAGGCTTTGAGAATCTAATTAATTGGAATATGCCAATTGTATTAGTAGAGGGTGTATTTGATGCTATTGCAGTAAAGAGAAATGCAGTTCCAATACTAGGTAAGTCAATCTCAAATAGTCTACTAAAAAAGATAGTATCCAGTAGAGCAGAGGACATATACATTGCATTAGATAAAGATGCCTTTAAAAAGGCACTTCAATATACAGAACAATTTTTAAATATGGGTAAAAGGGTATATCTAGTTGATATGCAAGATAAAGACCCTAGCGAGATGGGATTTGAGAATTTCACTCGATACGTACAACAAGCTGAAGAGATGGACTTAGGGAAACTCTTACGGTATAAACTATCATAATATGATACAAAAAGGAAACAACATCCTATCAGAACACAGTAAAAAGAGATTAGATTTTAAACCCGAACTTAAACAAATCAACTTCTTAGATAGAAGGGTTTACCAAAGAGCAGAAGGAGTCTACTATCCTTCCGTGACTACAGTACTTCAATACATGCCAAAGAATAAGTTCTTTGAATCATGGTTGAAAGACGTAGGACATAACTCAGATATTATCATGAGAAGAGCTGGAGATGAAGGTACTCAGACTCACAATGCGATTGAAGACCTATTAGAAGGTAAGGAAGTAACTTGGATGGATGATTTTGGTAATGCAAAATATAATGAACTGGTATGGGGTATGATTATTAAGTTCAAGCAATTCTGGGATATAGCTAAACCTGAGTTGATATTTACAGAAGAGTTTACATATTCAGATACATATAAGTACGCAGGAACAGCTGACTTAGTTGTTAAGATGAATGGAGAGACTTGGTTAATTGACTTTAAAACATCAAATAGCTTACATAAATCATATGACTTACAATTGGCAGCTTACGCCAAGTCAATTGAAGAAGCAAAAGGAATTAAAATCGACAGAACAGCTATACTTTGGTTAAAAGCATCTACTCGAGGAGAAGACAAAACCGGTAAAAAAATACAAGGTAAAGGATGGGAGTTAAAAGTCGTAGATAACATCGAAGAGAACTTTGAATTATTCCAGTTAATATACAAACTATACCAAATTGAAAACCCAGTAACTGAACCTAAGTTTGCAAGTTATCCAATAAGTATCAAACTTTAATAATATTTATTTAAGATAAAAGTTGCTTAATACATATATTGTACGTATCTTTAGGTACATTAAATAAGTAACATGGGAGGAAACGTATTTGACAGTACAGAGTCAATTAAAAAAGAGCACATACAACCAACACTTGCTGCATTTTTAGAGCAGATAAGTAGTATATTTCCTAAAGCAGAAGCATTTTTTAAAGAGATGCAAACATTAGGATCTGTAGGTAAAAAAGACTACTCAGGGGATATAGACCTAGCTTTAGCTGGGTCATCCTTTGATAATATTGAAGATTGGGGATTAGATGAAAACCGTATTCAAGAACTCTTTACATTATATAAGAAAAGAGCAAGAACTTCAACAGAAGATCAGCTAAGAAAGAGAGCCATAATAGTATCTGTTGCAGAAAAAATACTTGATGCTGATACAGAGATCATAGCAGATGTAAAAGGATCAGGAGCCGGAGCATTATTTCTACTATTTCCTCAATATGATGAAGCAAATCAAGCAGTAGGGCAAAATGTACAGATTGATATTAATGTAGGAGATGTAGAATGGCTAGCATTTGCATACCATTCAACAACCTACATAGGAAACGTAAAAGGATTACATAGAACCCAACTACTGGTTTCCCTATTCTCACACAAAGGTTATATTTTCTCTCACAACTACGGAGTTAAAAACAAAGAGACTCAGGAGATTGTAGCAAACAATCCACAACAGTCAATTGATATACTAAATCAACTGTACGAATTAAATCTAGATAGAGATATTGTAGGAGATTATTTTAAGTTGATTAAGACTTTAGACACAGGTCTTTCTAAACAGGATTTATACGGAGTATACGATACTTATTTAAAAATACTAGATTCAACAAGAGCAGATATACCAGAAGACTTGCAGAAGTATTGGATAGAAAACCGAAATAGGTTAATACTAAAAGGTAGATTCTTGCCGGATAATTCTAACTTAGTACAATATAAAGAACAATAATATGTCAGGAGTAGCAGGAGGAAATAGAATACTTAAACAGGATGTACAGTCTACATTCGATGCATATGTAGATCAAGTACTTAAACATATACCTGGATTTAAAAAAGCATCTCTTTCTGGATCTGTAAAAGCAGGTTCAAAAGCAGACTTTGGTGACTTAGATATTATTACTTGGTTTGAAGGAGATGATAAAAAAGAGGTAAAGCAGAGAATAATCGATGCTATAAATAAACTACCACAGAATATAATCGTTCCTTTTAGGAGCGAAAAATATACAGGTAGAAGATATTACAACTCAGGAGAACTAATCTCAGTACTGTTTCCTATTACAGGAAAACAAGATGAGTTTATACAGGTAGATAACATCATTGCTCTAACAGAAGAAGAGTCTGTATTTAAAGGATCATTCTTAGACCTACCAGCTGAAAAGCAAGGACTATTAATAGGATTGGCTAAAGTAATTCTATTGGAGCAAGATCCACAAGACGTATTTAGAAGAATGGGAATCTCAACCCCAACTAAATTAGGTAAAGGAGAAGAGTATGAATTCAACCTATCATCCGTTAAGTTAAGTCTTAGAAAGGTACAACTAGAGAACTTTAAAGAAGTGTCAAGAGAGGAACTATGGTCAACAACCAGTTGGGGTATTATTAGAATACTATTCCAAGGATTTAATACTGATGGATCCTTTGAAGACCTGTTAGACGATATTGCAAGGAAATTAAATAATCCTAGATCTAAAAAAAGAATTGCAGGGATCTTCAAATCAATGGTATCTGTAAAATCAGGAGAAGTAGGAACAGCTAAAGGTAAGAGTAAAGAAGATGCTTTAGAAAAAGTATCACAAACTCTATCGGAAGCATTAGATGACCAGTCTACAACAGTTGCTCTATATGCAGGAGGATTTAAACCGCCTCATAAAGCACACTACGAAAATGCAAGAATCTTATCTCAAAATGCGGATAAGTTAATTATATTTGTAGGACCAAAGGTAAGAGAAGGGGTCCCTATAACAGCAGAACAATCAAAAGCTATTTGGGAGATCTACGCTAAGTACCTAGCAACACAGGTAGAAGTAGTCATTAGTAAGGTAACCCCTGTAGGAGATATTTATAACTGGATAGATGTTAATCAACCGGAGGTAGACCATATAATAACAGGTACAATGGCAGATGAAGTAGGGAAGTTCGCTCATCTACTAAAAAACCATGATAAATACCCAAAAGTAGAGTTAAAAGAACTACCTACTATAGTGACAAAAGAGGATAATAAATTCTCAGCTACGCAGATAAGACAGTCCGAAGAATATATGAAGAGTGGAAAATGGATTCCCTCTATATTATCAAAAGAAGATAAGATGCAAGTAATTAAAATAGTAACTCCACAGGAGGAACCATCTACAGAAAGTAAGATGCTAAAAGAAGTTGATAAGGTATTTGAAAATATACTTTCAGCAGAGTTAAAAATACAGGAGAATGTATCAGGAGTCCCAATCTCAGCTACATCAGCAATCTCATCAACAGATAGAGAAGACCTAGTTAAGGTGTATGATCAATTAAGAACAAGTCTAGATAAGACAAAATTCAATATAGACTTTCAACAAGATAGAATTTATATCACAAAAGTGATGCCTTCTCAAGCAGGAGCTGACTATACTCCTTACCAGAAAGCATTACCGGAGACTACTATTAAAAAATTCGATTACAAACCCTATATTAGTTCATTGGTAGAGTATATGCTAGACCAGGGAATGACTATAACACCTCTTCCGGAGATTAAACTAAAACAGGACGAAGTAGAAGCAGATAACTTCTTTGGAAAAACTGCTTACTATGATCCAAATAATAAAGAAATAGTCTTGTTTACTTTAGGAAGACATCCAAAAGATGTGTGTAGATCTTTTACTCATGAAATGATTCACCATATACAGAATATGGAAGGCAGGTTAGGAGATATTCAAACAGCAAATACAAATGAAGACAGTCACCTTCAAGAGATAGAAAAAGAAGCATACCTAAGAGGTAATATTACTTTTAGAAACTGGGAAGATAGTCTAAAGAATGGATAAAGAAGTAGTAGAAAATCTGAGTGAATTATATCTTATTAAGATATCTGAACACTACGGATTTAGTAAGTTCCAAGAATGTACTCCGTACCTTTCTGTGGAGGATAGTCCTTATTCAGAAGGAACTGATAAGAACCTTATTGCAGAATACTGTAGTAGTTCTAATGAAATTATCATATATTGGAAAAATATAAAAGACGAAGAGTCTCTAATTAGATCTCTAGTACATGAATACCAACATTATCTTCAGTCACCAGTTTGGATGCAGAGATATTACAAACAAGGGTATTCATACTCAGATCATCCTTACGAGATTGCTGCGTATAAAGAAGAAGAAAACTGGGAAAAATTTTTAATTAACAGGTTATGACAAAGAGTTTAAAAGAATTATTACTTACAGAGGAGGATTATACTCCAAAGTACACCATATACTGCGATATGGACGGAGTATTAACTAACTTCGAAAAGAGGTTTGTCGATATGCTACGTAAAGAAGGTCCAAAATACTACTCAAAAGAGACAATAACACAGGTGACAAGACCTAAGCACTTCGAAGCTATAGAAGGAGCTACAGAATTTTGGAAGTTCATAGATCAATATATAGGAATATACTTCTGGTCAGAGATGGAATGGATGCCAAACGGGCAAGAACTGTGGACATTTATTGCACCATATCATCCAACTATTCTTACATCTCCTTCGAGAGACAATACCTCAAGACTGGGAAAGAGATTGTGGATTAAAAACCATATTACCCCAGCACCTCCTGTAGAGTTTAGATTTGGATCAGGTAAAGCAGACTTTGCAAATAAAAATGCAATACTTATCGACGATAAGCCATCTAACCTAGCTGCATTTGCTGCAAAAGGAGGAATATCCTTAGAGGTAAAAGATGGAGAAATACAATCAGTTATCAATCAATTAAAAGAGTTAGGTTATGGGCGAGAGCTTACTTAAAAAAGAGTTTAAATCAAGAGACGTAAATAGAGCAAGAAACCTAGTTAATAAAGACTTCTCAGGAAAGACTGTAGACGGAATAGGCTATCAGAAAGCACATGAAGTTCATAACGAAGGAGATATCTGGGAAGAAAGTGGACGTACTTGGACAATAAAGGATGGACTTAAACAGAATATCACCAAGTTAGATGCTGCTAAAAAGGCATTACAGATACCACTTAAGTGTCCAAAATGTGGAGGACCTATGAATTACCACTTAAGTCAAAAGATGTACAAGGTACATAAGATGTGTTTTGACTGTGTTATTAACTATGAAGCAGAGTTAAGAAGAGCAGGTCTTTATGAAGCATACGAAAAAGCTATGATACAGGGAAGCTTGAGAGCATTCTTAGTAGATGTAGAGCAGTATATATTAGATTCAATCAATACAGTTGATACTTTCGTAACAGAGCAAGGTGATATTGAAGACTGGAAAGGTAATAAAAATAAGACAGATAATGAACTATCAGAGCACTTAAAAGACTTCCTACAACACGCTAGAAAGCATTTAGAAGATTAAAGATATTTATTTTAAAAAATAAGTATCATGGCAAAAGCAAAATCGGCTTCTACAGTTGTAAAAGTAGTTAAACCTAAAGTATCAAGACCAGGGGTTCATGCTAAAAGTAAGACTTCGAAATTAAAGACATCTAAGAGTTATAAAAAACTAAACCGTGGACAAGGTAGGTAATAAGATACCTTCTGACGTAAAGGCTTTTATGAGGGAACTTGTAAAAGAAGTCCTTGCTGAAAAAGTAAAAGGAGCTGACGGAAAGGTCTGCTGGAAAGGATACAGGTATGTAGGTACCAAGAACGGAAAAGATATTTGTATAAAAATCACAGAGTAGTATGAAACTATTAGATGTACTTTATGAGAATTACGGAGGACCAGGGGAAATGCAATTTCCATCTTCTCACCAAGCAGGTATGAAAGTCACCAAAGGAGGCTCAATGTGTGCAAATTGTGAATACTGGGTTGCAGAAGGTAACTTATGTAATAATGAATATTGGACGAAGTGGTCTCAAAAAGAAGAGATACCACATCCAGCTGACGAATATTGCTGCAACTGGTGGCATGCCAAATAATGAAGAAAAGTAACTTAAAAAAGCTAGTTAAAGAAGCACTAGATGCCTCAACATCTGCCCCTAACAATATACCTGGAGGATTGGCTCAATTTGCAACTATAGGAGATCTTGCACAAATGCACAAACTACCTTTAGAGCAAATTATAAAGCAAATACTTAAAGGTATTAAGATAGAATCTGAACATACAACAGATTTAGATATTGCTATGGAAATAGCATTTGACCATGTATACGAAGATCCTAAATACTACGATAAACTATCCAACATAGAAGAAGGAGAACATGACCCTGTACAACCAGGTATACTAAAAAAAAGACTAGGTAAATTAACCTGCTCTAAGGTTAGACAAGAAAGAAGTGGTTTAGAAGACAAAGGTACACATTACGCAAAAGCATTGCAGAGATACTTAAATTACCACTGTCAGTAAAATAAATTACTATTTATTTGTATAATCGAATTAAAAAGTACTATCTTTAGGTATTAAAATATGAAAAAAGTGAGAATAAGATTAGTAGAGTCAGGAGAAAAAACTGCCTTTATCAAAACTACACAGGGTGAAAAATCTACTGTTGATTATAGAAATGATCAAGAGTTAAAAGACCTTGCCGATAACCAGGATATTGCAGCAATTAAAACTGCAAGCGGTAAAAACGTAAAAGGTAACTTAGAAGAAGCTGTAGATAAGTACACTGTAGAGGAATCAGGAGCAGTAGGATACGAAGTAGCTAAGTCTTTAGTCAAAGTATTAAGAGCTCAAGGTGATGAATTAAATGCACTTAAGTTAACAGGAGTAGGAGTTAATAAATTTAGCATTCATGTAGAATATGGACAAGGTAAAGGTCAAGATACATTTAGATTTATACTAAGCCCTAGCCTAAAATCAATTGCTCTAGATTCAGAACAAGGTCCAATTGAATTATGTGACTTCCTAATCACACAAGGTAACGAAGTATCTCTTCCAACACCGGAGTTAGAATCTAAATTAACAGATGCAATGGTTAAATATGTATCAACCCCTTCAGACGAAGAGTATGATGACATGGCAGCTAATGAACTACCAGGAGACGAATCTCAAATTAATAAAAATATTGCAGAAGTAAACTATACTATCTACTTTAAACCTCGTGCAGAGAAAGACAAGAACAACCCTAACTTCCTATCAGTGTACATAAAATATCCAACAGGACAAGGAAACCTAACAGCTCTAGGACAAAGAACAATGTCAGGACAGGATAGAGACTCAGGAGCAGCGAAAGCAATAAAGATGGGTCAGGCAGTAGCAGATAAACTACAAGCTACTTACAACTTGGAAGATATTGATGTAACGGATAACGGAAAAGGAATGGTAACTGTATTTGCAGTATCAGACGATTTTATTAAACTGAATATGCCTGCTTTACAAGAAGACGATCACTTACAACCAGATGATGAATCATCAATGGCAAAAGCACAGCTAAAGTCTATCCAATCAAATGCAAGCAAGTTAATGAATTTGTTAGGGGATGATGAGCAGTTAGATGCTTGGGTTCAATCAAAACTAACTAAAGCAGAAGATTATTTAGATGCTACAGCAGGGTATATGGAATCTGAAAAAGAGGAGGAAAAACCTGTAGCAATAGTAGTAGCATTGGATGAGAAAAAAGCTACTTACTGTGGAAGATGTGGACATACTCACGTTAAAGGAACACCTTGCCCAAGACCTTTTAAAGAAGGAGCATTAGATGCAGTAGGAAAAGAGGATGCGGATATTAATAATGACGGAAAAGTTGACAAGACTGATAAGTACTTGAAGAACAGAAGAGATACTATCTCTAAAAATCAACTAAAAGAAGCAATACTTGAAGCATATGTAGAAGTTCTTACAGAACAAGAAGCAGTTCTTCCAACATCTACTCAAGAAATATTAGGTAAATTCCCAACAGTAAAAAAGACATTAAAATCACTTCTTACATCAGAATATGATGAATTTGTAGAAGATGTAAGATGGACAGTACCTAAACCCTCTACTTTCAAAGTAGTGCTTAAGAACGGACAATCATTCGATCTAAGATGGATGGGAAAAGACTTCCAAGCCAATATTGAAGGAAAGAGATATTACCTAGGAGGAACAGCAGATTACCAACAAGCATTAGATAGCCTAGGAAGAGTATTAAGAGACGGGCCAATCTCTCAAGGGGAAGAACCGGGAGGAGAAGGATTCGGAGCAGAACCTGCCACAGGAGGTGGTGGAGGTGGTGAATTTGCAGGTGCAGATACAACACCAGCAGGAGGAGAATTTGACACAGAAGAAACTCCAGGCGAAGAAACACCTACAGAAGAAACACCAGAAGCAGAAGAAGAATCTCCTGAATCACTGTAACACAATAGTATTACCTATTTATAACAAAAAAACAAATATACAAATGGCAGATAATTTTAATTTAAGATCATTCCTTTCAGAGAATAAACTTACAAAGAACGCAAAACTGATAAACGAACAACAAGAACTTTCGTACCCTTACGGAGAATTTGGACAAGGAGTAAAAGACATATTAAGAGATCAAGCAGATATAATAGAGGACGCTCCAGACGTTGTATTCGAAATGATAGATGAGTTAATTGCAGAATATGACTTAGATCCATCAGAAGGTCAAGTAGGTGTACACGCAATGGAAGCAAAACTATTAGAACTAGCTAAAATTGCAAAAACAATGGATACAGAATCCTTCGGAGAGTATGCCTATAATGAACTATCAGATCCGTCTTTATTCCAAGGAGAAGCAGGTTTAGGAGAAGCTAAAAAAGAGGAGACTTGGGAAGAAGGAACCGAACAAGTAGCAGAATCTACACTATCAGCTAAAGAACAAGCTCTAGTAGAGATGGTACAAGCAGCTTTATCTGATGGATACGGAGACGATAACGTAATTAAACACCTATCACCAGAAGAAAGAGAAGAGAAGTTAGCTACAGCACCAAAATATACTGAAGCAGCTGATGAAGAAATGGTTCAAGAAAATCCACTTCCAAAATATAAAAATATTGATGAGTTGATGTCTAACATCGAGCACGGAACTAACGAAGCAGCTCATAAATACAAAATGGATAGAATGAAAGAAGTAGCTGAGGCTCTAGAGGCTAAGGTATCGTCTTTAGAGGAAGGAGAAAATGCTGAGCATATCGACCAAAAAGTAGTTAAGCAAATGCGTAAAGATATTCTAGCATTAAGAAAAGCAGAAGAAAAATTAAGAAAAGAATTCGAAAAGAAATTCGCTAGCAAAAAAGAAGCTAAAGAAGATAAGTAATTCTTACAGTATAATTAAATAAGCCCACCCCATAAAGGTGGGTTTTTTTATATCCCTATATTTATATTATATACATATATAATATGAGTCAACAAGATATAAAACAAATAGTCGCTCAAGAATATATTAAGTGTTCTAAAGACCCGGCTTACTTCATGAGGAAGTATTGCTACATACAGCATCCAACTAGAGGTAGAATCCTCTTCAATCTATACCCATTCCAGGAAGGAGTTCTACATTTATTCAGAGATGAGAAGATGTTAGTAACTCTTAAGTCAAGACAGTTAGGTATTTCCACACTAGCCTCAGCATATGCGTTGTGGTTGATGATTTTTCATAAAGATAAAAACGTTCTAGCATTAGCTATTACCCAAGCAACTGCTCGTAACTTGGTAACTAAAACGATTTTCATGTACGAGAATCTACCTAAATGGTTACAGTTGCCTTTTACAGAGAAGAATAAGCTGTCATTAAGACTTAAAAACGGTTCTAAAATTACAGCTAAATCATCTAACTCAGATGCAGCTCGTTCAGAAGCAGTATCGCTTTTATTAATAGATGAGGCAGCCTTCATTGATAATATTGAAGAGACCTTTACTGCAGCACAACAAACTCTTGCTACAGGAGGTCAGTGTATGGCACTTTCTACTCCAAATGGTGTAGGTAACTGGTTCCATAAGACATGGGAAAAAGCAGAAGCAGGAGAGAATGGATTTATTCCTATTAAATTAAAATGGGATGTACACCCGGAAAGAACTCAAGAGTGGAGAGATGAGCAGACAAGACAGTTAGGAGAGAAACATGCAGCACAAGAGTGTGATTGTGACTTCTTATCATCTGGAGATACAGTAGTTGAGGTTGAGAATATGTCATTCTACGAAGAGACTTACGTAAAAGAGCCTACAGAGAAAAGAGGTGTAGATGGTAATTTATGGATATGGGAATCACCTGATTATACCAAATCCTATATGGTTGTAGCCGACGTTGCTAGGGGAGACTCTAGTGACTACTCAGCATTCCATATCTTTGATATAGAAACAGTAACTCAGGTCGGTGAATACAAAGGTAAACTATCTCCTAAAGAATTTGGTAACGTATTAGTAGGAATAGCATCTGAATACAATGATGCATTACTCGTAATTGAGAATGCCAACATCGGTTGGTCTACAATTGAACAGGTACTTGAAAGAGAATATAAGAACCTGTACTACTCATCTAGATCAGATACTGAAACAGTTGAATCGTACATGGCTAAATTTGAAAGAGATAAACTAGTACCAGGATTTACAATGTCTTTAAAGACTAGACCTCTAGTAATAGCTAAAATGACTGAATATATTAGAGAGAGATCAGTTGTACTTCAATCTAAGAGGTTATTAGGTGAATTAAGGGTATTCATATGGAAGAATGGAAAAGCACAAGCACAGACAGGTTACAATGATGACCTTGTAATGCCATTAGCAACAGCTTTATACGTAAGAGATACAGCCATTCGAATGAGACAACAAGGAATGGACCTTGCTAGAGCTACCCTATCTTCATTTACAAGTTTAAATCAAAGAAATACTGCTGTTTATAATGTTGCTCCTATGCAAAATAATCCTTATCTTATGAAGACGCCTAACGGGGAAGAGGATTTATCCTGGCTATTAGGATAAAAGTACTATTTATAAATAAAACATTTTTAAAATGGCAGAAAGAAATTTATTTTCTTCACTACAGAGACTGTTCTCAACAGATGTACTGGTAAGAAACGTAGGAGGAGATGAGTTAAAGATAATGGATACCAACCAGATTCAGACAACTGGTAAGTATCAAACCAATTCCCTACTAGATAGGTTCTCACGTCTTTACATATACAATAATAAGAATATATTTAATCCGAATCTTAACTACCAAACATTAAGAATTCAACTATATTCGGATTATGAAGCAATGGATACCGATCCACTTATTGCATCTACATTAGATATTCTAGCAGATGAATCTACTCTAAAGAACGATATGGGAGAGGTTCTCTCAATTAAGTCTTCAGATGAGAATATACAGAGAGTACTTTACAACCTATACTACGACGTATTAAATATTGAATTTAATTTATGGTCATGGACACGTAATATGTGTAAGTACGGTGACTTCTTCTTAAAATTAGAGATCTCAGAAAAATTCGGAGTATATAATGTAATACCTTACACAGTATACAATATGGTTCGTTACGAAGGACAAGATCCAGCAGAACCATCTAAGGTATATTTTACAATTGATCCAGATGGATTAGCCTCATCAGCAGATCCAAATTACATACCAAAAGCTAACAAGTCTATTATTACATTAGACAACTACGAGGTAGCTCACTTTAGGTTAATATCTGATACAAACTACCTACCATACGGTAGATCTCATATCGAACCAGCTAGAAAAATCTACAAGCAATTAACTTTAATGGAAGATGCGATGTTAATTCACCGTATCATGAGAGCCCCTGAGAAAAGGATGTTCTATGTTAATGTAGGATCTATTCCACCTAATGAGGTAGAGCAGTTCATGCAAAAAACTATTAACAGTATTAAGAAAACACCTTATGTAGATCCTCAAACAGGAGAGTATAACTTGAGATTTAATATGATGAATATGATGGAGGATTTCTACCTTCCAGTTCGTGGAGGTGATACTTCAACTCGTATTGAAACTACAAAAGGATTAGATTACGACGGTACAGGTGATATTGAGTACTTAAGAGATAAGATGTTTGCTGCACTAAAAGTACCAAAAGCATATTTTGGATACGAAAAAGACCTTACAGGCAAGGCAACTCTTGCAGCAGAAGATATTCGTTTTGCTAGATCAGTAGAAAGAATCCAAAGAATATTAGAAAGTGAATTAACTAAGATTGGTTTAGTTCATTTATATGCTCAAGGATTTAGAGGCGAGTCTTTAACTAACTTTGAAATTAAATTAACAACTCCTTCTATTGTTTACGAACAAGAAAAAGTAGCTCTACTAAAAGAGAAGATCGATTTAGCTCGTCAGATGTTAGAAACAAAACTATTTTCATCAGACTACATATACGATAACATCTTTAACTTATCAGAAGATACTTACAACGAGATGAGAGATCTAGTAAGAGAGGATGCTAAGAGAGAATTTAGAATTTCTCAAATTGAGAATGAAGGTAATGATCCAATTGTATCTGGACAGTCTTATGGAACTCCTCATGACTTAGCATCAATTTACGGAAGTAGAGAGCAAGGAGAAGTACCTGCTGGATATGATGAGAGAGACGTAAATCCTGTAGGAAGACCTAAAGAGAAAGCCTCTATATTAGGTACACAGAAGGATCCTGTAGGAGGAAGAGATAGATTAGGAGTACATGGAATGAAGGGAGGATATCCAAGTGATAATGAAAATGTAAGAGAGGGTATGAATAGTACACAGGCAGTTTTCCTTAGAAACAAAGATCTCTTTTCATCAAATAAGAAAATGATCTTTGAACAAACTGAAGAAGAAACCTCAGACTTATTAAATGAGGATAACATTAAGGATTTAGATAATTAATAGATATTTATAACAAAGACACTATTATTGTGAAGATAAAACATTCCAAATACAAAAATACAGGCCTTATATTTGAGCTACTGGTAAAACAGATGGCAGCCGATACTCTTTCTAGAAAAGAATCTCCGGCAGTCAAAGTGATTAGAAAATTCTATACAGGTAATACAGCACTTGTAAAAGAGTTCAAATTGTACGACTTTGTTCTTAAAAATAAAGGAGTAGGTCCTAAGAAAGCAGAGACTATTGTATCAACCATTGTAGAGATATCTAGAAAACTGGACTTACAAGCTCTTAAAAAACAAAAATACGAGTTAATAAAAGAGTTAAAAAGTCACTACGATTTAGAGGAATTCTTCTCAATTAAAGTAGAAGCGTATAAACCACTTGCAGCCCTTTACTGTTTACTAGAAGCACAGAATACACCAGACTTAGTTGACCCTAATGTATTTGTTGACAATAAAACAACATTATTGGAGCACCTTACTCAAAGTAAACAAGTAGAAGGACAAGTTAAAAATGCATTAATCGAAGAATATTCCAAATACGACAAAGACTTACGTCTTTTAACGTATAAAATATTACTTGAAAAATTCAACCACCAGTATAAAGATTTACTTCCAGAGCAAAAAAACATACTAAAAGAATTTATTATCTCAGCTAACTCGTCTACAAGACTTAGAAACGTAGTTAATGAAGAAATGGATAAATTGAAAGAGCAGATCTCTACGTTAAAAACCAAAGTATCAGATGATATTGTTAAGATTAAACTAGACGAGATTTACAAAGCAATTGTACCGGTTAAAGCTACTCAAAAAGTAGATGATAATCATTTAGTTTCTCTTATGCAATACTATGAATTAGTAAACGAGCTTAAGAATCTATGAAAAAATCAATCTTAGTTCAAGCATTACAGGAAGTACTTGAGGAAATGAGTACAACAGGTGGGGTAGGAGCATATTCAACACCGTTTGCTTTTTCTAAAAAAGGAGCAGGTAAAAATACTGCTACAAAAACAGCAGAAAAATTAGGTTACAAAACAGTGCAAAGACCTTCACGTCCTTCACACACTAAAATGTTTGACTACTTAGACGAAAATAAATAACATGAGAACACTACAAGAAAAATATAACGGAATTCAAGAGGGTAAATTCTCTAAAGACCAATTCATAGTTGAGGCTAGAATGCAACACCCAAACATCATTACTCGTTTTAACGGATACGATGATGCAATTCAGATCCTTAAAAATAAAGGAATGATTCAAGAGGCTAAAGAGAGTATCGAAGAGTGGACACCTTACGGAAACCCAGCATTCTCAGGAGACCAAGAAAAAGGAAAAGAGAAAGCTCCTCTATCAACTCTACAAGTAGGTGATGTGATTTATATGCAAGGGGTTAGTGGAGACAACATTGTAGTAAAGGATAAAAGAGAGGATGGAACAGTAGGTGTTGGACATCCACACAACGATAGAATATCCTACCAGGATGGTAGCGAAGAGGTACAAGTAGTAAAGAGAGTTGGCCTTAAGGAAGCTAGACTTACTAAAAACAGTTTAACTGATTATAGGTTTAAACCAACCAACGATATGGATAAGTATCCATACGAACAAATCCTTAGAGGATTGAGAGTTGAGCTAGAGACATTAGGAGTTCATGGAACACCAACACCAGAGGAATATTCAAAAGCCTTATCTAAAGTATCAAAAAACTTAGAAAAAGATGCTATCTTCTATACAAATCAATTAGCAGGAGTTAATCCTAAAGTTGATCTTCACGATAAAATGGTTGATGCTACAGCAAAAAATACTGTTGATACATTCAACGGAATGAAAAAAGCTACTCTAAAAGAAGGACTTAAGAACCTAATCAAACAAGCATTGCAAGAAGAGGAAGAGGTATATGAAATACAAGGACCTAAATCAGACGGTGAATATAAAAGTGAATTAGGAGACTACCTAGATGATAATCAAATCTACGGATATACAGATAAAATTCACGATATCATGACCGGTCCTTCAGAAGAAGAAGCAGTTAAAGACCTGGCAGAATACCTAGATGATAACCAGATATATGGATACAATAAGGGTATAGAACAGATATATGCAGATTACGATTATAGTCAACATTGGATGAATCAACCAGATGAAGAAAATGAAGATATCTATGAATCAGTATCACTAACAGACTTATTAAATTAAGATGAGCAATATACTAGTAAACGTAACTCCATTCAAAGCAGTACTTACTGAATCAAAAACCAAACCAGGTGTATTTGAAGTAGTAGGTATTATGCAAAGAGCAGGAGCTAAAAATCAAAACGGAAGAATCTATAAGAGAGAAATTCTTGAAGAAGAAGTAAACAATTATATAGAGAACTTCGTTAAAGTAGGTAATGCCTACGGAGAATTAGATCATCCAGAATCAGCTATTGTTTCTTTAAAAAATGCATCACACGTTGTAAAAGACCTATGGTGGGAAGGAGAAGACCTAATGGGAAGAGTTGAACTACTTAACACACCAGCAGGTAATATTGTTAAAGAGATAGTAAAAGGAGGACATACGATAGGTATTTCTTCTCGTGGTACAGGATCAGTAACTCAGACAAACGAAGGTACCTTAATGGTACAGCCAGACTTTGAATTAGTATGCTGGGATTTTGTTTCTAATCCATCTACTCAAGGAGCATTTATGAATCCCATCTCATTGAATGAAGGAAAAGTAAAAGCAGGAAAGTATGATAAGTTAGATACGATAATTAACAATATACTAAGAGCATAATAAAAATACTACCTAATTTGCAATTTGCAAATCACAAATCCACCCCATAAAGGTGGATTTTTTATGTTTTGGAAAACAGTATATATTTATTTAAGAATATATCACGATCCTTATGTGATATCTACTACAAAGTAAAATATTATTACGTCTCACATACTACAATAGACGTACGACAAACAAACAAACATTATGTCAAACAAAGATTTATTAAAGCAAGCTATTGCTGAAGCTAAAACTATTCGTGAAGCTGCAATTGCCAACGCTAAAGAAGCTTTAGAAGAATCATTGACACCTCATTTAAAGGACATGCTAGCTGCAAAACTTCAAGAAATGGAAGAAGCAGAAGAAATGGATGAAATTGTAAATGAAGAAGAAGTGATTAACAATCCTCAAGGAGATACTGCACACGGTAACGTAGCAGAAGCTGAAGAGGAAGAAGAAGAGTCTGAAGAGGAAGCAGGAGAAGAAGAAGGAGAAGAGGCTGAAGAAGAAGCAGGTGAAGAAGAAGATCTAGAAATCGAAGATATGTCTATCGATGATTTAAAAGATTTAATCCGCGGAATCGTTAATCAAGAAATTGAACACGAAGAAGTAGAAACTCCAGAAGAAGAAGAAGCAGAATATGCTGACGATATGACTGGAATGGAAAACGGAGAAGAAGAAGAAATCGACATCAACGAATTACTTTCTGAATTAGAAGACTCTGAAGAAGAAGTAGAAGAAGGTGTTAAAGAATTCGGTAAAAAAGTAGTTGATACTGCTAAAAAAGTAGGAGCTGCTATTTACGAGCCAGGAGCTGCAACAGCTGCAATGAAAAACGAAGGTGAAGATCTTGAAGAAGGTTTAGCTGACGAAATGAAAGCACTAGCTGCTAAATACGGAGATGCATTTGAAAAATGGATCGACAGTGTTGGAAATAAAATCCACGGCGGTAAAGGTTTAGGGCTTAACAAACCAGGAGGATACGGACCAAACGAAGGAGCCGAAGAAGATTTAGCAGAAGCATTAGCAACTGTTGAGACTTTAAGAGGACAACTTCAAGAGGTTAATCTTCTAAACGCAAAATTACTTTATGTAAATAGAGTATTTAAAGCAAGCAACTTATCTGAATCTCAAAAAGTAAATGTTATCGCAGCATTTGACAAAGCAGAGACAGTTAAAGAAGTAAAATTAGTTTTCGAAACAGTTTCTAAAAATGTAGTTAATAAACCAGCTGCAATTAAAGAACATAAATCATTTGCATCTAAAGCTGCAGGTACAACAGCTAGACCAGCTAACCCAGAAATCATTTCTGAAGTATCTGAAACAGTAAAAAGAATGCAAAGATTAGCAGGAATCATTTAAAAAATAAAATTAAAACACATTCAATTTAAAATGGAATTAAATCAATTATTAGAAGGGTCTAATAACTACAAGACTTTACAAGCTGATGCAGCTAGATTGTCAGGTAAATGGGCTAAATCTGGATTGTTAGAAGGTATTTCTAACGAAATCGAGAAAAACAACATGGCTATGATTCTTGAGAATCAAGCAAAACAATTAGTATCTGAAGCTAACGTTACAGGTGGAGGTGCAATGGGTACTGCTACAGGTAATGCTGAGCAATGGGCTGGAGTAGCTTTACCATTAGTACGTAAAGTATTCGCTCAAATCGCAGCTAAAGATTTCGTATCTGTACAACCAATGAACTTGCCTTCAGGTCTTGTTTTCTATTTGGATTTCAAATACGGTACTTCAGTAAACGGAAGAACAGCAGGAGATAACCTATACGGTAACGTTTCTACAGCTAACTCTAAAATTGGAGTTGACACAGCATTAGCAGGAGGTTTGTATGGTGCAGGTCAATTTGGTTACTCAATCAACCAAAGATCAGCTTCAGAATCAATCACTTCAACAGCTTTATCTACTTCAGCTTCTATCGCTTACCAAGATGGTGTTACTCCAAGTGACTACTTATTGGCTACAGTTACTCCAAGTACAGGATTTGACACTAAAGGTGTTAGAGCTTTCAGATTGTTATCAGGATCAAGCTTAGTAAACGTAGTTAACTACCCAGAATTGACAACTACAGACGGTACAGACGTTACTTTCGTAGTTAAGAAATC